TAGCAACAGCACTCCTGTCATTTGTTTATTCCTGCGCGGCCGCAGCCGCACAACATTCAGTAGTATACCACATTTTCACCATAAGTAAAATACGAATATATAATAATTACGTTTTCTCTTGCTAATGTCTGCGCGGACGGAGAAATTCCTCTTGCATTTTTCCGGAAAACGTGTATAATAGCAGGGTACCAAGTGAATACGGGCTTGTAGCTCAGCTGGGAGTCCACACGGTACACTTTACGCAAGACTTTTCGGGGGCGTAGCTCACGCGGTAGTCACGCGAGCCACATCCCAAACACAATTTAGGGCGCGTAGCTCACGCGTCAGGCACATGGGCCCATAGCTCAGCTGGGAGAGCGTTCGGTTCGCATCCCTATGGTCGCACATCGACCTGCGAGTTTCAGCCCATGATTTCGGAGAGAATTTCCTCCGGAATCTTCTAAAATCGAAAAACTTGAAAATCTGCTTTTTGTTGCAAAAAACCTGCAAAAAGCGGCAATATGGGCCCATAGCTCAGCTGGGAGAGCGTTCGGTTCGCATCCCTATGGTCACACATCGACCTGCGAGTTTCAGCCCATGATTTCGGAGAGAATTGCCTCCGGAATCTTCTAAAATCGAAAAACTTGAAAATCCGCTTTTTGTTGCAAAAAACCCGCAAAAAGCGACGATATGGGCCCATAGCTCAGCTGGGAGAGCGTTCGGTTCGCATCCGAGAGGTCGAGGGTTCGAATCCCTTTGGGTCCACCATTACAATCTAATCCGAACATTTTTGTAACGCTTGACGTGTTCGGGTTAGTCGTTCAGATTGAACGCTAAAGAAATAACCCCGCTTTCCGGTAAGGGAAGGCGGGGTTATTCTCTTTTCCTGCTCATAGCTGCGCGGATAGCAAGCGCCGCCATGCAGTAATTTGTTATTGCTTCGTTCTTTTGCCTGTAAAGCTCCGACAGGCTCAACCCATACATTGCTTGCAGTTTTGCCCGATGTCCCGCATAGCGGCAATGCCGATCTATGAAGAACTGCCGCAATATTTCTTGTTCCTGCTGCGGCAATGTATTCAAAGCAGCGGCGATAAATGCGGCGCGTTGCCGTTCCGCCGCGTCCGCGCTTTCTTCCAGTGCTCTAAAGCCTTCAAGCTCTGCTATTGCCGCTTCTCGCATTTTCTCAAAGTCCATTTTCAAACCCTCGCAATTCCTCCGCCGCCCGCTCGATCCACTCTTCCCAATTTTCCGCCGCTATAACAACGTTCAACGGCGTGGGCGAATGGCTGAAAACGTCCTGCGGATCGTCCGGAAAGTGCGCATAATACAGCGCCTTCAATGTTTTATCCCGCCGAAGTTTCAGCATTGCAGCATTTTCAATTCGTGCTACCTCGTTTTCGTCCTTGAAGCGCCCGCCGGAAGCAAGCGCCCGTTTCGTGTAATCGTCAAAATATAGCCGCCGGATCACAAACGCTTCCCGCTCCGGCAGACGATCGACCGCCGCGCGGACAATTTCGCATAGCTCTTTTTTCTCTATGCGTTCGTCGAACTCTTCCGCGCTTTCGCCCTCTATCAAGTCGCCCGCTTCCGTCCCGCTCCCGTCTTTGTCGTTCTCAATAATTGCGTTGAGAGAGGAACACGGCTGCTGAAATATGCGCTTGTCGCCCTCTCGGACATTGCCGAACATGGCGTATACCTGTTGTTTGTATTTGAAGTTTATGTAGCTTGTAAGTGCAAAGCCCTTTTCCGGATCGAAGGCGTTTACAGCTTCAACCAGTGCCAAATATCCGCATTGCATGAAATCATCAAGATCAACAAACGCGTTTTGCTCAATGATTGAACGGTATTTCACCGCCAAGTAGTAAATATGCCGCCTGTTCTGCGCCCAAAGCAGCGCGAAGGCCTCTTCATTGCCCGCCTTCGCCCGCGCCGCTAATTCCTCATTGCACCATAGCTTTCCCATAAGCTCATACGCTCGCCGCGTCCGGCTCTGTAACTTCTATATCTTGATCGTTCGACAGCTTGCAATAAAGGCTAATATCATCGGTATAGCCTTCGTAGTTGTCTATGCGTTTAATGTCGTAGAACTTGCCGCCGTACTCCACCAGCATTTCCGTTGTTACGTCGGTTCTGTGATTGACCGTGAAAACAACTTCTTCCGCCGCATTCACCATTGCGGAAGCGTAGAACTCACTTCCGGACAACTGCCGATAGTAAGCCCACAACTTCCCGCTATGGATCGGTCGCCATTCTTCCGTGCTGAACCCGTGTTCGTTTGTCGTGCTTGTAAAAGCAATAATGCGGATTTTCTTATCTTTCAGCTTCATTCCTGCTGCTCCCTCCGTTATAGCGTCCGTATATATTCTTCGTATTTCTCCGTTAAACCTACATAAGCGTCAAGCAGGCTTGCCATGCCGTCTATGCGCTGCTTTGCGGCTTGATTTTTGACCGGAACAATATTGCCGTTTACGTCGGTTTTAACGCCCGTGTTTGTCAAGCACCATTTCAAGATCGGGTGATTGTTGTAAACAATCCGCTTCGCCTGCAAGTCTGCGCCCATGTTCTGCATAGGAAGCGAAAGCGTTTTTGCGCCCTGTATGCAAGGGATCATATTAAACCCGCTCGCCTTCATTTCCTCAACCCAATAGTGGGCGCTCCATGCGTCATAGTAAACCCAAGCGGGAACGATCTTGTATTCCGCCGCCATTTCCAAAAACCACGCCGTTACGTCCTTGTAATTGATCGTGTTTCCGGCGCAAGTGCGCAATAGTCCGCGATCCCGCCACTTGTCATATGGTATCTTTTCTTCCGCCACGCGGCGCTCTAACGTTTCTTCCGGTATCCAGTACATTTGCGTAACGCACCGTTTCCCCGTGTCCTTGTCGATCATCAAGAGCGTTGCGCACGTCAGATCAAGCGTTTTCGACAGGTCAGCGCCGCCGATCGCAAACTTGTTCTTGAAGCGGGCAAGATCGAACGTTTCCGCGTTGTCGATGTCCTCATAGGTCAGCCACGCCGTGCTTAACGTGTCCTTGATATTGAAATCCTTTACCAGCAGGCCGCGCAATTCGTTAGGGTTATTCTGTGCGCGGGCAACCTTTGTTTGGAGATCGTCTATTTTCTTGATCGTGCCTAACGCGGGGTTTGCCTTCTGCCATGCCTCCGGCTGCGTCCATTCCTCGCGGCTGTCAAGCTCATAGAGGATCGGAAGAAACGTATCATCTTTGAAAACGCCGTCAACGATATTGCAGGCCGTCGCATACATTTCATCAAAGATGTTTTCGCGGATCGTTCCCGCCGTCGTTATCATAATCAAGAGCGGCTGGCGGCGGGCGCTCTGCGATTGCTTCATAACCTCGTATAAATTGCGGTCTTTAATGCCGTGCAATTCGTCGATCACGACGCAATGAGAATTTAGGCCGTCCATGCTTCCGCTGTCCTTGCTCAACGCCTCCATTTTTGAAAACGTGTTTGCAAAGTATAGATCGCCCTTGCGCTTGCGTACAAGCTCGCGCAACTGCGGGCTTTGCTTAATCATGTTATAGGCCTCTTCAAAGATAAGCCGCGCTTGATCCCGCTTTGTGGCAACGCAATAGATTTCCGCGCCCGCTTCACGGTCAGCGATCATCATATAAAGCGCAATGCCCGCCAGCATGGTACTTTTGCCGTTCTTTCGGGCAACGTAGAACATTGCTTCGCGGTACTGCCGCAAGCCCGTTTCTCTATCGACGAACCCGAACAGCGCGGATATGAAAGCCTTTTGGAACAATTCAAGCGTTACGGGCTTGCCTGCCCACTCGCCCTTTGAATGCTTGCAGAAGCGTTCTATAAACTCAATCGGGCGCAAGGCCTTCTTTTCGTCAAAGATGTACCGTGCGCCCGCTTCCGGCGCTTCGATCCGCCGCGCCAGCTCTTCATAAACCTTCCGAACCCTGCGCGAAACAACGTATTTACCGCCTTCAATCGCCCTCCAATATTCAAGAATGTAATTCAAGGTTTATCCCCGCTTTGTGATGAAGTCCAGCACTTCATTTTTCTTCTTGCTGTCAACCTCCGGCGGCGGTAATAGGTCGGTAAGCTGCTTATAAAGAAGGCTGTAACGCTGGATCGTCGTATTGTAAGACTTCAAAGCGGGGCTTTCCCGCAAGAACTCTTGTTTACCCTGCTTGAAGTGGTCAACTGTGCCGTTTTCCTTGATCTTTTCGCGCAAATCTGCAAGGGTTTCCGCCACGAAAGATATTTCAACAATGAGCTTTTCGGCTATGTCTTTGCGATCCGCCGGAACAAGTTTCAATATCTTTTTAAGTTTGCGCACGTCCTTCAATCTCTCATTATCTCTATCGTTTGTCATGGCAAATCACCCCGTTTCAATACTACCCGTTCGGGCTTTTGCCCTCCCCTCATATGTGCGCCCGTGGAGAGGAAAAGACAGGTTGCCCCCTGCCGGTGTGTTTTCCCCCTCTAAAAAATTTTAGTGGGGGGTATTTCGTCGCTGCGTCGTGAAGCGTTATACTTCTCGAACCATTCCGCCGCCAGCTTTTCGTTTAACTTCCTGTTGTGCGCTCTGCTTTCGTCGCTTTGAATGCGTCGTATGCACTCTTCAAGCGTTGTCGGCATTAGAACAACCTCCGCCCGTAATTCGTCGGCAACAGCTTTCATTTCCCGCGCGTCTGCGATCGTCGTTATTACGAAGGCGCGTTCCCATCTGCCGCGCCGCGCCTGTATGATCTGATATAGTAATTCCCGAACCTCCAACGCAACGGACAGGATCGGCGCATGGTTCAAATGCACGTTGCCCGTTTCACCGTTCAGCGCCGCGCATAGATAATCAAGATCAACAACTAAATCCTTGCCGCTTTTATGCTGCGCAACGTATGTTGTTTTCCCGCTCGCCGGACTTCCGCACACAAGAAAAACGTTCGCTTGCTTTATTACGTTGCCTTCATCATCGAAGGCAATACCATTCAGCCGCGCCGCCTGCCCCCGTGCCTTCATGTCCTGCGAATGTTCTTCCGCGTGGCACTTCTCGCAAACGGCTTTCAGATTGTCCCAATTCAACGTTATATCCGGATCGTTGACATTCCACGGCTTGATATAGCGGATATGGTGGACTACGGAAGCCGCCCCGCCGCAACGTTCGCAAATATAGTGCTGGCTTTGCAAATAAGCCTCGCGCGTCTTGCGCCACTCCTTGCTGTCATAGAACGGCCTCGCGTAGTCCTTCGCCATACCCTTAACCCCTTTCCGCTTTCAGTTGAAGCGTTTTCAAAAGGCTGTCAATAGTCCGCTGTATCTTGTCAGCGTCTACCCGCTCCGCATGATACCAAAGCGTAAGAATGAATTTCCCCGCCGTATCTGCTAACGGATCGGTTTTCTGTGCCTCCGCCGGAATGCCCGTGCAAAGCTCGATATAGTCCGGAATAGCCGCAAGCAATCCCGTTATAATATCGTCGTTGTCGGTGTTATCCAGCCGTAACGCTTCGCGGGCTTGCTCTAACGTAAGCATTGCACCCGCTCCCGATTAAGTCGCCGAACGTGTCAGCTTGATAAAGGCCTCTTCCACAATGGGCTTGCAATCGGCAACCGCCATAGCGCGGTAATCAATGCGCCCGCTCTTGAAGCTGCTTTCGCGGGAAGCCTCGATCGTGATACCCTCCGGCAGATTGTAGCCCATGTAATTGAAGTTACCGAACAGGATAGTTTCCGCCGGGAGGTAATCATCAACAACGACAGGGAAGCCAAGAATTTTCCCGATCCCCTCAGCCTTCGGATCGGCAATGAAGAGCGGTCGCCCGTTGCTATCCACCATGCTGTAAAACAGGTTGTACAGCGCGGCGTTGTTCATTGCCCAGCAAGCGCCGGAAGCGTACCCGCGTTTCAGCGCGGCAACGACCTTCACAACGTCGGCATATTTCAGCCCGTTTGTTTTGTGGAAGGTAAAGGCGTTTGTATCGCCCCAAGTAATGCCGTTCAGAACGCCCGTACCCTGCGAAGAACCCGTACCGTTTACAAGGCCGTCCGCAATGCAGGCCATCACGCAATTAGTAAGCTCTTCCACAAGGTAGCTTTCAAATGCGGCAATGCTCATGCTCTGCACTTTGACGCTGATAGAAAGCACCTTCATAATTTCGTAGCCGTCGAAAGAAACGGTTGCGACGCTGGGCGCTGCGCTGTCAACCGCCGCGCCCTCGGTGTGCCAGCTTGCAGCGGCGGCGGGAGTGCCGACAGGGATAGCGATTTTAGAAGGCACATTGAAGGAACGGCAAACGCTCATAATGCCGCCCATCGTGCGGGCTTTGCTGATAACCTCGTTCAGCGTCTGCGTGGGAAGAACCGCCGCGACGTTGCCGGAAGTGCCGTAAGCGTCCGCCCGCTGCTCGGTCATGGCGCGGTTGAAGGCCGCTTCCTCAAAGCTGTTCAGCTTGCGCCCCAGCAGGCGCTTCATAAACGCGCTGCGGTATTCGGCGCTGTTGAATACGTCGCCTTCGGTGGCCTCATAGCTTGCGCGGCGCTCGAAGGTCATACCCGCACCCGCCACGGGGTTAAAACTGTTCTGCTGCCCGCCTGCGGCGCGGCTCTGTACATTCTGCTTTGCCTGCGAAAGTCCTTCAAGCTCAATATTGAGCGCGTCCACGTCGGCGGTTGCGTCGGTGGCAACAATGTTCTTGATCTCTGCCGCTCTGCGCTCGATTTCCTCCAGCGTAGAAGTGCGGTAATGGTTGAAAGCCTCTGCAATAGTCTTGAATTTCATTTTGTATTCCTCCGTTTAATTGAAATAATGGCGTTTGCCGTTTCTGTGATCTGCTTTGCGAAGGCAAGGTTTTCACTTCGCGCCGCTTTGGGGTTGTTGCTGCCCTCGTAGCCGGAAGCAATTTTCTTCTGCTCCCGCTCCAAGATGTCAATTTGCCTGTAAAGCACTTCTGTAAGCGATTTACGCCGCTTGTCCTGTGCGGCCTCCGCCGCCTCGGTCTGCTCCCGCTCCGGCTCGGCGGGCTTTTCGATATGGATTTCAATTTCTGTTGTATTCCCGTCCTGTTTGACAATGGCGGGCTTTACAACAATGCCGTTTTCGTCTGCCACAGCGTTATACCTCTTTCATCAGAATTGAATTTGCCTTGATAATGGCTTTCGCCCTCTCCGCCGCCGTAGAAGTCCATGCGTTAATAGCGGATCGCGCTTCAACGCTGGTCTGCGGATAAGCAGGGAACGGAACGACGCTGATTTCATACACTTTTTCAATCTTTGTGATCGTGCGTGTATTTGTCGCCGCGTCGTAGCTGTCGCCGCCCTCCGGCACTTTGAAGGCGAAGGACATTCCGGAAAGATCGCCGCGTTGTACTGCCGTATAAACGCTTCGCGCTTCCTCGGTGTCCGGTAATTCTGCAACCATGCTTAACCCTGCCGCGTCAAGCGTCAGTTGCATTGTTTTGGGCGTTCTCGCAAGCGGTACTTTGTTCAAGTCGTGATTGTAGAACAATCTCGCGTCGGACAAGTCCGCATGATCCAGCGCCCCCGCTCGGATAATTTCAATAAACGTGCCTGCCGGATCGTTTATCGTGGTGGGCTGGTCGTAAACAATCGGCCTACCCTCTAATTTAAGAACCTTCGCCGCGCCTGCCGCCGCCGCGTCCGCTCTTATTTCGCATACTCTAATTTCCTTCATGCCTGCGTTCCTCCGTTCTCTCCGTTTTTGCCGTCCGCTCCCGCTCCGGTATCACCGTTCAGCGCTGCGGGCGCTTTTGCCTTTGCAAGCTGGTATTCCTCCGCCTTGTCCGCGTCAACGTAATTCAGCGATTGAATGCGGCGATCTCCGCCGGAAACGCTCGGAAGGTTCAGAATTTCCAATGCTTGATTGACCGTAAGCAAGCCCATAGGCATAATTTCACGGATCAAGTTTACTTTCGTCGCGTTGCTGGTGAATTGAAGTCGCCCGCTCTCGAACAGAATAGAATTGCCGAAGGCTCTTTCCCGATCGTTGAACAGCTTGCGCGTAAATTCAAGGCTTAATTGCAGCGCCAGCGGTTCAATGACGCTTTCATAGAACGCCGCCCATTGGTTTTCGTCGTAGCTGCTGTTTACGATCGCTTCCGAAACGCCTAAATAGTCGTAAATCTTCGTTTTCACGGCCTGCATTTGCTTTTCGTCGATCGCATACGGCTTGTTGTCGATCGGGATATACTCGGCGGCGCTGTCAAGAACGGCAATGCCGCCGTTGTTGTTGATGTTCAAATAGTCCTGTATGAAGTTTTCGCGCATTTCCTTCAAGATGTCGGCATTCGCAAGCTGTGTGCGTTTCAGAATGCCGCGAATGCTCGCGCCTGTCTTGATCGCGGAAACAATGCCTTCATTCTGCGCGTGGGCAAGCTGCAACGCGGGGGAAAGCGCGTCGTTCGGATCGCCTAAAATATCGTTCCCGTTGAAATTGCGGCGAAGGTGGACAATATCCGCATACGGTAAAATGACTTCACGCCCGCCGGAAAAGATGAAGCGCACATATAGCGCCCCGCCTGTGTCGCTCAAAAACTCCGCATGAACCGGATTGAGTGGGAACACGGCGACGCATTGCCCGCGTTCGTCCTTCTGAATGTACGCAAAAGCGTTGTTGTACAGAAAATAGTGGGTAAACAGCTTGTACAGCATATCGAAGGCGGACATATACGGGTTTGGCTCAACCTGTAACAGACGGTTTAACTTGCAATCGCCTGTTACCTGTTCGTGATCCCGATACTTGATAATGTGCGATCCTTTCAGCTTTGCAGCATTGCGGGCGATCGCGTCAACGGCGCTTCTGAAAATGTCGTTGCTGTATGCGTTCCCGCTCCATGCCGAAAAGGCATTCCCGCCGCCGATGATTTCCGCGCGGCTTGTTTCCCGTGCTGGCGGCTTTACCCTCCCAAATATGCGTTGAAAGATATTCACGCGTTTTTGTCCTCCTTCCGGCGCTCCGCTGCTTTCTCTTCCTCTTCGTTCCTCCGTTCCTGCTGACAATCGCAACTTTCCGAAGGATCAAGGGAACAACCGCAATGCGGGCATACTCTGAAATACATTTCCGTTTCTCCTTTCTGTCTGCTTTTCTATGCAGGGGGAAAGAAGAACCTTTCCGCCCGCGTTCCTCTTTCCCCCTGCAACCCCCTTTTACCTTCGCGTGGCGGACAGAGAGAAAGAGAATATTTCTTGTTTTCCTGCTTTGGTTATCGAACCTTACTTATTTACAAGGCCTTCAAAGCTGATCCGCAATCAGCATTTTAGAGGCCGTTTCCGGTTGTTCGGTGGCGGCGCTTCCGCCGCGTCCTCGCTGCGAACGTACTTGAAACACATATAGCCGTAACGGTTCGTTTTTGCTTCCACAAGCCTGTAACCCTTCAGCGCTCGCGGCGGCTTGCTCTCGGAATACTCCCGCTTCGCTTCCGTCGCCGCTTCCTTCTCCGGCTGGCACAAATTCCGCGTACCCTTGTAATGGTGGCGCGTCCCTCTCTCCGGTGTCCAATGGTCGAAAAGGTAATTTGCAAGGCCTGTATAATCCCGCCCGTGATCTACGCCGTTGTAGTAATTGTGTTCCCGCAAGTGTTCAATACGAATGATCGTTCCGCCGTCCCATTTCTCCCGTATCTGCTCTTCGGTCAGCCCGTTAGATACCATGTGAAAGTGAATGCGGCTCGTTGTTTTGCCTCTGCCGGGGTAAAGTGCTATTTGCGCGTCCGGATTTAACCGCCGTAACCGCCGCCAAAACGGATTTATGATCCCGTCCGCCTCGGCGAAGGTATGTACTTCGTGTTCGTTGTCCAGCGTGATCGTGGTATAGAGGGAAGCGGGGGAAAACGTCGCATTGAACATTCGTGCATGATTTCGACGGGCTAACCGCTGCTTGAAGTCCTCGTATTCTTCCGCGCTGCTGAACCGTGGGCGCGGCTCTGCCTTCTTTACGTCCTTTGTCCGATCCGGCAAGGTGTACACCTCCTGTTCACATACGCTACCCGCGAAAATTCTTCTTTTTGCTCGCATTTTTTGGCCTCCTGCCTTGACAAAAGGCCGTACAACTGCTATAATTTATTTGTATTGAATGGCTGTTGTACAGCCCTAACGTTCATCGGTTGCCCGCCGATGGGCGTTATTTTTTTTGTCCTCTTTTTTCATAATGCTACTGCCTCCAGCAATTCCGCTATGTATGGATCGCGGCGGCGCTCCGGCGAAAGCGTCCGGACGGCCTCGCGGCATTCCTCGCGCAACTCGTAACGATCTTCAAAGCGATAGGAAGAAGCCGGATCATGGAGGGGGAAATATGCTTCATAGCTCACAAGATCGGCTTTCCGGCATTTCTCACCGTAATATTTGCGTAGTCGAAGAAACTTCTTTTTGACCGCTCCGCAAGCTATCGCGTCAAAGCAAACGCCCGCCGCGATCCCTCTTTCTAACGCTTCTTCCGCAACTTCAACAACGGTTTCATATGCGATCGCTATAACGTCGTCCATTTCGCACCATACATCTTTGCATTGAAGAACGCCGCACATTTTCAGCGCCGTATATTTTGCAGGCTCTAACGCTTTCAATATTGCGCCGTCCCGCTCCGCTCTTGTTGAAAAAGGCTTAACGCGCGGTTTATGCTCTGCCGCCGCCTCCGCATAGTGCTTGAAAAGCTGTTCCGGCGTAACCTCCAGCGCGTCCGCGATCATCTGCGCCGTTGTGTCTGTTACGCTCTTCATCTGCTGTTTCGGGACAATGCCGCCCGCCGCCCATGTTTCATATGCTGTTATTGAATAACGGCTTACGCCGGAAAGCTCCGCCAGCTTCGTAACAGTCCAGCCGCGCCGCCTGCGCTCCTGCTCAATCGTGTTCGGGAAACTCTGACATTTGAAGTTATATTTTCTGCTTCCTGTCATACCGCGCCGCCCTCCAACGAAAGAACCTTGCAAATGATATGCGCCTTGAATGCCTTGCCCTTGTATGCGTCAAGGTATGTCGCATAATTCGCCCGTGCGATCTCCGTAATGATCCCGCGCGGCAACGGAAGGGCGGCAAAGTCTAACGCAAATTCGTAATAATCCAGCTTCCGGCGGTTCTGCTCCCGATCCTCTGCGCCCATTTGGAAACTCTCTTCTTCCATGCTTCGTTATTCCTTCTCGATCGCGGCTATCTGTATCGGGCTTGATCCCCATACCTCCGTTTCGTAACCCTCATACGTGGAACGACCGCCGCCGCGCTTCTTTTTCCGCTTGCTCATTGTTTACGCTCCTTTCGCTTCCGACGGCCTGCCGTATGAAGTTTCTTTCGGTAAGCAGCCGTATTTCTTCTTGTGCCATGCCTCGAACTTCGCTTGATTGTCCGGATCATCGAAGAAACTTCCGATCGCTTCAAACAAGCCCCGACAATGCGCCGCCATGACGGGCGCGGGCATTGTGTCAAGCTGTACCGTTATCCCGCTCATGTGTTAGGCCTCCTTTTCAAGAAATGTCGCCGCCGGAACGGTAAGCGCCTTGCAAATCGCTACATAGTCCGAAACGGTAAGGCGCTGCTTCCCGCTTAAAATAAGATTGAGTTTCGGCGGCGCAATGCCGCTTTTTTTGCTCAACGTTGTTTGCTTAATTCCTTTTTCAGAGATATAAAACTTGATATTTCCTGCTACGTTCACTTCGTCCGCCTCCTTTAATTTCGAACTTCGAAGTTACAAGTACATTATACGGTTCGAATTTCGAAATGTCAATAGGATTTTTCGAATTTTGAAGTTTTCTATTTACTAAATCGAAATTTTCTGATAGAATAGCAACGGGAGGCGATACCATGACATTTGGCGAACGCTTGAAAGAACTGCGTAAAAAAAGAGGACTAACCCAAAAAGAGTTAGCCCAACTTATCAGCGCAAAAAATAATTCCGTGAGTAATTGGGAAAACGATCAAAATATGCCCACCGCAAGTGTTGTTTTTTCTCTTGTTCGTGCGCTCAATGTTACCGTTGAAGATTTAATAGGCCATTACAGCATGGACGAAGTAATAGCAATAGGGGAAAAACCTTTTGACGAACGAACCCGCTATGAAAAGCTGGTCTATAATGTTTTTCACGAATATTCTTCCGATATTGGACGTGGGTTAAAAGCGGCTGGTGGTTCTTTTGAAAGTTTTGCGCAAATCCTCGATAATATATTGACAGAGCAAGCGGAAAACGATACTTCTATTGATCCCGAACGTGCGGAAAGTTTAAGAAATGAACTGCGCGGGATAATGTCCGGTTATAACTCTCTTACCGACGAAGGGAAAGAATTTGTAAAACAGTCCTTAAAAACTGCGCTTGCCGCTTATTCTAAAGGCGCGGAGGAACAGTAATGCCGGAAGCATTAAACGCGGTCATATACGCCCGCTATTCCTCCGATCGTCAGACAGAACAAAGCATAGAAGGCCAGTTAAGGGAATGTTACGCATTTGCGAAAGCGAATGATATAGCCGTAATTGATACCTATATCGACCGCGCTATCAGCGGAAAGACGGACAACCGCCCCGCCTTCCAAAAGATGATAGAGGACAGCGCAAAGCGTCAGTTTCAAGCCGTCATTGTGTACCGCCTCGACCGCTTCACCCGTAACCGCTACGACAGCGCAATTTATAAAGCCCGCTTGAAGAAAAACGGCGTGAAGGTTCTTTCCGCTATGGAGAATTTGAACGGATCGCCGGAAAGTATCATCATGGAAAGCCTGCTTGAAGGCATGGCGGAGTATTACAGCGTTGAATTGTCGCAGAAGATCACGCGCGGCATGAGAGAAAACGCCTTGAAAGGTAAGGCGCTGGGCGGTCAGCGCGTATTTGGGTACAAGGTCAATTCCGATTGCTATTTTGAGATTGACGAAACGACCGCGCCCGTTGTCGTTGATATTTTCAAGCTGTACAGCAGCGGCAAGACCGTAAAAGAGATATGCGACATTCTCAACGCTCGCGGCGTGAAAACGGCTCGCGGCGGTGCGTTCAACAAAAATAGCCTGCATACTATCTTGACGAACAAGAAGTACATAGGCATTTACAAAACAAAGTATGGGGAGATCGTCGGCGGCATTCCGGCGATCATCGACAAAGAATTATTTGAAATGGTGGCGTTGCGTATGGAGCAAAACAAAAAAGCCCCCGCAAGAGCGAAGGCAGAAATAAACTATTTGCTTTCAACAAAGCTGTTTTGCGGTAAATGCCGCTCCGCTATGGTGGGAGAAAGCGGCACAAGTAAGACGGGCAAGAAGTATTATTACTATGCCTGCGTCAAGAAAAAGCGTGAAAAGGCCTGCGACAAAAGCAACGTGAAAAAAGACTGGATCGAAGATTTAGTGATCCAGCGTACCGTTACGGACATTCTGAAAGACGATGTTATAGAGAAGATCGCGGATCGGCTTGTTGAATTGCAGAAGGCGGAAGCCGCCGAAAGCGGGACAATGCTTTATTTGCAAAACTCCCTTGCTGAAATTCAAGTTTCTATCAAAAACATTATGACCGCGATTGAAAAGGGGATCATAACCGAAAGCACGAAAACCCGCTTGACCGAATTAGAGGACGAAAAGCGCAACGTTGAAATAGAGATTGCAAAAGAAAGCATTGCGCGACGGATCATCAGCAGGGAACAAATTATTTATTGGATTTCCAGTTTTAAGGACGGCGACATAACAAGCGAAAAATACCGCCAGCAGCTTATTGATACCTTTGTTCACGCCGTTTTCGTCTATGATGATAAGATTGTCATAACCTACAATTACAGCGGCGAAAACAATACCGCTACTATTTCGGATTTGGACTTATCAAGTCCACCAAAACAATATAATCCGAACCTTGTACCGATTGGTCATGGGTTCGGATTTATTGTTTTTATAGAAGAAGTTGAAGACTGGTAATAAAGAAACCGGGAGGACTGCCGATCAGGGCAATCCTCCCGGTTTCTTTATGTAGATGCACTGTCTGAAATCTCCTTCTTTGCTTTCCATTCGGCAAATGCCTTTTTGCCACCTTCGCTTTCGTAGTACTTCTGAATTACCGGAAGCAAATTCCGTGCCAGCGATTCAAAGACGTATTCCGGAATTTCGGTTGCATCCACGCTGTTTGGGATATTGGCTTTTTCTGCGTTCACTTGTTTCCTCCTTTATCGCTTCTGTAGGCGCATAGACACGCTTTTCTGAGGTGTTATGGGAAAAGATATTCCCCTGTGTTTTCTCAGCGCTTGTGGGGCAGAAAACACCTTGTTTTCGACTTTTATTCGTGCGATATTGCGCCATCCTCTTTTGGCTGAATCAGCTTTGCGTCTGCTGGGTAGTTCAGCGTAATAAGCGCGGGCTTGCCCAAGCCCTGCTTGCGCCGAACAATCAAGCCGCTGTACTCCAGCTCCCGGAAAATCCGCGTGGCGCTCTGGCGGCTGCGGTGGAGCTTCGTCTGCGCCTGCTCCACGGTGAAGTAAATTCGGATGGTGCCGTCAGTTTCAAGAAAACCGTTGACTTTTGAAATGCTCGCCCGATCCAGCATCAGAGCATACAGCACTTTTGCATCGTTGGACAGCCCGGCAAGACTATCCTCCATCAAAAACCGTGGAAACGGTATGTAGGATGCCGACAAGCTCTCGCTTGTAAACTTCAAAAACTTCTGTGACATAATCCTCCTATCCCATCCATCAAAACCAGTATTGATAGGATTGATGGATGACTATATTGAGCGTTGATTTATTTCTTATTGATTTGGGTATGAATTTCATCCCCTGTGACAGTTTGGAAATCCATGCTCCAAAAATCCGGTTGTGGTACGCTCCGGAGCGTCAGCTTGTCCACCGTCCGGAAAACCGGTGACGGAAAACCCACACATGGAAAATCCCGTTGTGG